GGTGGTTGTCAACCACATATTCCCACGGCGTCGGGTGCGAGGGCTCAACTGGGCCCTGGGTTGCTTAGTAATTGCCATTCGTTTCGGCGACGAAGGAGCACGCGCTACCATGCTAACCATTCTTGCATTTGCTGCTGAGGTCCTTCTCCTCGTTTGGTGCTTGGCACCGCACCGAACCTGGATGGTTAGGAAACTCAGATGTGTGGCTAATAACAGGGCGGTTGTGTTGTGCAGCATTGTGGTTGCACACCCCCTTGTGGGCGGCTTTGCGTTGTGTGCATGTAGCTGGGTGTGGACCCAGTGCACGTACTGGCATGAGTATTTTGTGTTGCAGCACACATTGCACATGCGGAAGCAACGCATCATCAGGGAGAGCTCAAAGAGGACGCAGCGAGTGCTGAACTGTCTGGATGATGACCAGATAACAGCCGATGAGCTTGAACTGATCGAGGCACGCAGGTATGTAAGATGTGCCGTGGTGATGAGCCGCAGGGCACGCATGGGGCTTAAGTACCCAAAGTACTCCCCAGCCAATGAAAAGGTCGCGTGTGACTGGATTGGGAGGCACTTGCCGGATGGTATGCCGCTTTCAGTCAAGCATCGCGTGCTGCCGCTTGCCATTAAGTTGACCTTTGTCCGCAGCCACCATGAGGTGCGTGCTGAGCATCACTTCACGTGGCTCCAGGATTTGGTTGACAAGGCATAGTGGTGCCGCGCGGTGCTGCATGGTTGTGAGGCAACTGTTAGGCTGCAGCACAACCGTGTCAGGGTGCTATCCCGTCGCGGATTGGTGAAGGTTAGGGAGGGCTTTGGGTACTTTAATGATGTTGTGCAGGACAACATCTTCTTCTATAATAACTCGTTGTCTGTGGCGTTGCGCGCTCTAACTGAGCGGCTGTACTATGTCAAAGGTGCGGATGGGTTTGTCCCGTGCCCACGACCCATTGTCCCATTTTCCACTCTCCATGGGTTTAGGAACCGTGTGCGGAAGGCGCTTGCCTGCCTGCCACCTGTGTGGACTTATGATGAGTTTGTCCAATCATACACAGGGATGAAGCAGCGCAGGTACGCGTCTGCCGTGGCCACGCTTGCTCGCCGGGGCTTGCGGAGGTCCGATGGATACCTCAAGACATTCATCAAGGCGGAACTTTACAATGGAACAGCCAAGGCTGACCCTTGTCCGAGGTTGATTCAGCCGCGTTCGCCGGAGTACAATGTTGCTATAGGTTGCTACTTGCGTCCTGCAGAGAAGTTGCTGTACAAGGCCATTGATAGCGTATTTGGCCATCATGTTGTTCTCAAGTGTGACAACATGTTCAAACGTGCAGACACTATTCGCGCGTATTGGGGAGAATTCCGAGACCCATGTTTTGTTGGGCTTGACGCTTCCCGGTTTGACCAACATGTCAGCCCGGAAGCGTTGGCATACGAGCACGGGTTGTACAACGCCATATTCAACAGTAGTGAGCTTGCGACACTGCTTGAGTGGCAGATCCACCAACGTGGGTATGCCAACATGAGTGATGGCGATATCATGTACACTGTGGAGGGTTGCCGTGCATCCGGTGATATGAACACTGCTTTGGGGAACGTATTCCTCATGTGCTCCATCACGCACCATTTCCTGGAGGGCTTGCCATGCAAGTGGCGATTCATCAATGATGGTGATGACTGTGGCATTTTCATTGAGCAGTCTGATGTTCATTTGCTTGGTGCACTTCCAGCCCATCATCTGCAGTACGGATTCGAAATGGAGGTTGAGGAACCTGCATACGAGCTTGAACAGATTGAGTTCTGCCAAAGCCGTCCCATCCAGCTTAATTCCACTGAGTGGATGATGTGTCGCAACATCCACAAGGCCATGAAGCACGACTGGTTGTGTATTACCGCGCGCGACTGGTGCACCACTGAGGAAATCCTTGTGGCCACCAGCCGGTGCGGTATCTCATTGTTTGGAGACGTGCCTGTGTTAGGCGCTATGTACCAGGCTATGGGTCGGTTTGACTATAGGGAGTCGCGCATAGCCCGCCTTCTTGAGACAAAGGAGGGTTGGCGCAGAGCTCTGACTGGACACCGAGAACACCCAGTGGATGAAACCATTGCCCGGGTTTCCGTGTATAAGGCTTTCGGACTCTTGCCTGATCAGCAAGTGGAGCTGGAAAAGACCTACCGGGCATTTGATCCTTCAGCAATTTCTCAGCAAGTAAGCATTTTGTATAACAGCTCCCAGGCGCGAACACAATACCTTTTAGAGCTCCATGGTTAAGATTGTAGAATATGTTGGTCGCAAGGCCAAACCCGGCCGACGAAAAGCTCGGAAGGCTGGCTCCTCAGGGACGCGCCGCAAGCGTGCTCCCACTCGAGCTCTTACACCCTACCAGCAAGTTCTTCATGATCCGTGCAATGGACCCCTTGTCTCTCCGTATGGTGGACAGGTGGGCAACATTGCGCGCTTCGATGTTGATTTCACACTCAACACCACAGCCGGCTTCACCTCAGGTTACCTTTTCTGGGCCCCTGGGGCTCTCACAGTGCAGCAGGCGGGCGGCGCCACCTCCAATGTTACCCAAACCAACACCGGTATCAACGGACCTGGCTCAGGATTTGCACCCAATTTTGGCCAAGTTCGGTGCGTTGCCGCCTGCCTGAC